CGAAATGTGGGCACTGCCGCTGCTCGACGATCCTGCCTCGACAAAGAGCAAATGGACCGTGACCTTTACGGTTGACGAAGACGCGTTGACGAGCCCGGGTAACGCCGGCATCTTCATCGGCAGCACGCGCTACGCAGTTGCAGTCCTGCTCGGCGACACGGAAACCGACATCGCGACGGGTCTTGCTGCGGCGATCGAAGCCGATGCTTCGGCAAAGGTCTCGGCAACATCGGCAGACGGCGTCTTGACGCTGACGGCGAATCACGGCGGCGAGACCGGCGGCGAAATCGACATTCGCGTCACCTATAACGGCGTGGGCGCGCCGGTCGCCGGCGTCACCGCGGTGGTTGCGCAGACGACAGTCGGTGCCATGAATCCTGATATGACCGAAGGGCTGGCGGTGCTTGGCGACGAGCCGTATAAATGGGTTGCACTGCCGTACACGGACGCAACTAGCCGCGCCGTGTCGCGCGCATTCTTCGACGATCAGAATGGTCGATGGGCCGCGATGCGGATGGTGTACGGCCAGGCGTTTTCCGCCCGTACGAAGGACAGCCCTGCGCAACTGGTCCAGTTCGGCGGCACGAACAACGATCAGCACCTATCCGTTCTGGGGCTGTACGGTACGCCGAGCGCGCCATGGGAAGTATCCGCAGCGCTGGCTGCATATGCGCTGGTGCACCTGTCGGATGCGCCCGAACTGTCGCGGCCGGAACAGACGCTTGAGCTGCCGGGCATCTATGCGCCGGAAATCCCGGATCGCTTCAATCGCAATGTGCGCCAGACCCTCTATTACAAAGGCATCGGTGCGACAACGGTCGATCAGGCCGGAGTCGTGCGTCTGGACCGGCTGCTGACGACCTACCAGGTCAACGGGTTCGGCGCTGCGGACACGTCGTATCTCGACGTCAACACGATGGCGCAACTCATGTACTTCATCGAGTACATGAACAACCGCATCACGAACACGTTCCCGCGGGTGTCGCTGAAGGACGATGGTAATCCGGTATTCCCCGGACAGTTCGCCGTGACGCCGAGCTTGGTTCGCGCATACGTGATCAGTGTGGCGGAAGAGCTGGCCGATCTGAACGTGATCGAGAACGTCGACCAGTTCGCGCAGTTGCTGCTCGTGCAGCGCGACTCCGATCCGAACTGTCTGGACATGATCCTGCCGCCTGATTTTGTAAATCAGTGGCGGATCGGCAAGATTCTCGTCCAGTTCTACAACCAGTATCCCGCAACCACCTGACCCGCCTCGTTCATCAAGGCGGGTTTTTTATAGGAGAGCCCTATGCCGAGCTGTGCTATTGGCGGCACGATTTATCTGACAGTCAACGGGCAGCAGATATCGCCGCGCGGTGCGTTCGACATCCAGCCGCTCAATTTTGAACGGGATGCCGAATCCAACCAGGACGGCACGATGTACGTCACGGAGAAGTCGGTACCGGCTACGGCGACCGGTTCGATTTCATACACGTCAGGCCTCGACCTGCAGGCGCTGTATTCGCTATGCGGTGTGACCTGCACCATCGCACTCGTGAACGGTGACACCTTCGTTTTCTCGAGCGCGAGCGTAGTAGGAACCCCGAAGCTGAACACCGAAAAAGGTGAAATCAGCGATTTCAAGATCGCGAGCGCAAGCGCTCGAAAGGTAAATGGATCATGACGGAAAAGGTATTAACCGCGGGTGAAAATGCGGTGCCGCTTCTGCGGCCCCTCATCGATCAGGACGGCAATGAGCACACATCGCTGACACTGAAAGAGCCGACAGGTGCTGCGTATGTACGAATCGGCGACCCGTTCAATGTGGTTATGGTCGACGGAGGTAAATCCCAGGCTATTGATCAGAACCGGGAGCGACTGCTTTCGTATGTGGCGGAAGTCACGGGCATTCATCGGCCGATCCTGCTGACGATGCATTTCAAGGACATCCTGAACGTCACCGACGAGATGTTCCGTTTTTTCGGCTGATGCCGGACAACCTCGACGTAGTTGTGGACGATCTGCTGTTCAACATCAAACTCGATCCACGGTTCGTCCTGGAAATGTCGCTGTCTGACGTGGTCCGCATTCACGAGCGTGCTGTCAGATACGAAAAACGGCACACTTAAACGAGCAGTCACATATGGCGACCGAGTTCAAGTCGAAGGTAGAGATCACCGCACAAGACGGTGTATCTAAGGTAATGGAGTCGATCGCCAACAGGGCCGGCACCATGGCGCGTGTTGTCCACGACCGGACGAAGTTCCTGATGAATGACATGGCGAACTCCATCGGCAAAAAGATGGAGACGATTGCCAACAACACAAAAGGGCTTTGGGGTCAGTCTGGTGTGATGGGCGCGCTCGGCGGCGCGCTCGTCACCGGCGGCACTATTGAGGCGATGAGCTCGCTTGCCGAACGGACAGAGCAACTCCACATTGCGGCGATTGGTCTGGGTCTATCGACAAAGGACATGCAGCATTGGAGCTATGCGGCGAAGATGGCAGGGCTCGATGCTGACATGATGACCCGCGGTGTAGCAAAGATGAACCAGACCATCTTTGAGGTTGCGCACGGTGGCGCAAAAGCGCAGGCCGATCTGTTCAAGCAGATGGGCGTTTCGGTCCGTGATGCCAAGGGAAACACGCGCGGCATCACGGATGTTGCGATGGATGCCGCGCAGCGCTTCAAAGAACACGTTGACCGCATTGCAAAGTTGCAGGCGGGAGGGCAGGGAGCGCTTGCGAACACGCTACAGGTAGAAACCGATAATGCCGCGCAGAGCCTGTTCGGCATGAAGGCGCGTGAAATTGCCGCAATGATGGCGCAGGGCAAAGAGGGTATCCAGAAGGCGTTTGCGGGCGCTGACGCGTTAGGCGGCATGCTATCTGACGAACAGTTCGAAAAAATGGAGCGGTATCAAGGCGCCATGGTAAAGCTCGATTTTGCAAAACAAGGACTGTTCGCTGGGTTGTTCGCTGACAAAATCGCCTTGCTTGGGGACAAGGCCAGTGGCCTCGCCGATAAACTTGGTGCGTTTCAGAAGGCCAATCCACAGATTCTGAAATTCGCGAGCAGCACGCTCATCGCGGTGGCTGGTCTCGCTACCGTCGCGACATCGGCGCGGCTGGCTCACATGGCGCTGACGTTCATGGCGGGTGGTGCCGAAAGCGTGGTGACCGCGCTTCGGATGGTGACAGTCGCAAGCCCATGGCTACTGGCCATCGCCGCCGGCGCCGCATTGATCTACGCGAACTGGGACAAAATTCAACCCGTTGTCCAGAGGGTATGGGATTCGCTCAAGCTGGTGTGGGACACGATTCAGCCGCTGCTCAGCGCATTCGCGAGTGGCGTGTGGGATACGTTCAAGGAGACGTTCTCCCAGTTGTGGGATGTTGCCAAGGGCTTGTGGGATACGTTTGCACAGCTCTTCTCCGCTTTCGGAGGAGTGAGCGGTCAGGCCAGCGATTCAGCCGACCAGTTTGAGCGGGCCGCGCGCGTGGCCGAAGTTCTGCGCGGCATTCTCGATGGTTTGAAGTTGACCGCGGAACTGGCGACTATCCCGTTTCGGCTGCTGGCGACTTCGCTCGAGGCAATTGCCGACAAAATTCAAAGCGTCATGGCGGCCACGAAGAGCGGCGGTATCCTGGCCGGAATTCTCAAGGTCTTTGATCTGAAGGAAAACGTCCAGTTACTGGCGAAGAGAGGGCAGCAAAATTTCGCCGGGGTGGGAGGCAAGCTGGCCCAGATTGCGAAAGATGCCGATGACAAGTCGAAGGTGGTCACGCCGGAGCAGATCAAGCAAAGGGCTGAACTCGCGAAGAAGGCCGAGGAAGCGCGAAAGTCAGCGGGTGGTGCGCCGGGCGCCGCGAGACCGGCTGCACCGGCAGCGCGACAGCGGGCCGAGGAAATGCCTAGCAAGCCAGTCAGTGTGCGACTGGACGGTCCGGTGCAAGCGCAGCTAGACACCAAAGGCAAGCTTTCGATTGATCTGCGCATCGCCGCAGATCAGGGGTTGAAGGTCGGGCAGTCGGGAGTTGATCGGAGCGGTGCGCCGAACATCGTCGGTGATGTTGCGGTTATGCCGGTCATGCCATGACGGACATCATCCAGCCTTACCTTACCAAGGCGTCATTCCGCGGCGTTGAGTTCGAGACGGACAACGCCGGCGACTCTGGCGGGCGGCGCCTCGTTACACACGAGTATCCGAACCGAGAGGACTGGTACAACGAGGATCTGGGTCGTGCGAAAGAGCCGATCAAGTTCGAGGGCTACATCACCGAGCCTGATCTGGCGCGCAAGCGGGAGGCGCTGCTCGCCGCACTGCGTCAGCCAGGGCCTGGATCTTTCTATCACCCATATGAGCGCCGCTTCATCGATGTGAGCGTTGCGACTTGGGATCTGCACGCATCGAAGGACCAGCTCGGTCGCTTCGACCTGTCGCTCGACTTGATGCGCGAAGGCGGCGAAGCATCGCCGCTGCAGGTAACCAATAACCGCGGCTTGATCGCGGATGATGCGCAGTCACTTG